GGATATGGGGAGGATGCATATTGTGCGGCAGCTGCAGAGAAGATAAAAGAGGCGTGCGGCGTGATTCCATACGCCGACTATATCTACTGCATGTGTTACCTCGGCTTCCGCCCTACAGAATTTCTCGGCCTGTCGATTGATAACTACGACAAGAAAGAAAAGGTGCTTCGCGCTGGTATCAAGACTGAAGCGGGCAAGAATAGAACCGTCACGATATCACCCAAGATTCAGCCCATCATAGACCGGCTGGCGAAAGACAAGATATCCGGCGCGCTGTTCTGTAACGAAGAAGGAAAAGCGTTCAGGTATGACTATTTCCGCGACGAGGTTTTCTATCCCACATTAAAGGCAATCGGCATTGACAATCCAATCGAAAACAAGCGGCACAAGTATTCCCCCCATACATGCCGTCATACGTTCGCGACGCTGATGAAAAACATTCAGGCATCGGACAAGGACAAACTCGAGCTGATCGGTCACGCAAGCCCCGAAATGCTGCGGTATTATCAGGATGTCAACCTCACCGACCTTCGAAAAATCACCGATGCGATATAGTTTTTCTGTTACCCCCTCGTTACCCCCATCGAACGATTTCCCGTTGATATTCCGTCGTTTTTCGGTGACTGGGGGTCAAGAGGCCGTGAGTTCAAGTCTCGCCACTCGGACCAAGAAAACCTCGAAACCGTTGCGGTTCCGAGGTTTTTTCATATTTAGACTATTCTGGCAAATTCTCGATTATGCCCAATATTTCTATCCTGTTACCCCCGCAGTTACCCTCGCATAAAAGGCCTCTACCCATTGCGGGCAGAGGCCTTTTTGGCTAATAGTGCATCATTTTTTGGGCTCGCTCATCCCTCTCGAAACATCCCTTGCATCGTCCGAACCTCGGCAGCTCTCTCGATCTGCTTCCTGTGCAGATAGTCATAGAGACACTTCATGCCCTCGGGCGGCTCGCCCTTCTCCTGCTTATACTTCTGGATGACGCCGGCGACCTCAGCGTGTAGCATCGTCATGTGATGCATCTCTTCACCGGAAAGCTCGTAAAAAGTTTTCGCAAGAGCAGGACATTCGTCCTTGTACTCGAGGGCGCATTTCGCGTACTTCATCGCGTCCTCGATTTCCTCGTCGACCATCGCCGACAGTTTTTCAATGAGTTTCATTTTCTTCCTCGCTTTCTGCGGTCGGCTTCGGCATTGCTTTTTTGATCTCCGCCAGTGCCGCGTCGCCGATCTGATTGCCGATGCTGCGCCCTGTGGGCGTGGCCACCATCGCGCCAAGCAGCATCCCGATCAAGAGCTGCACCATCGCGCACCTCTCAGATCCGCTGCACGCGCAGCGCCACATTATTGACCGTAGCAGCGGCACCGGCGAGTACCAGCGTCAGAGCAGACCCTTCCGCGCAGCAGACCTGACGCACAAGCGCCGGAATGCTGAGATCGACCGTGCCGTTGGCGGCGGCAGTCGCCGAGGCGGTCGCGCCGGGGACGGCGACGCCGTCCTTGTAGAGTGTAACGGTGACGGTTCCGGCAGCGGCAGGCGTGACGGTGACCGAGGCGTCGACATCGTAGTAGCCAGCGCCGGTGATGTTGACAGCGTTGCCGTTGAGGGCCACGTCGCAGCCGTAGCGGCGGATAAGGCTGCCAAGAGGAATGACGCCGTCGACCGCGACAGCGGTAGGCGTCTGCATGGCAGCGTAAAGAGCAGATTTACAAGACATTTTTATTCTCCTTCCATAAAAAATAGGCGGGGCTATTGCCCCGCCTGTTACCCGGCCATAGGGGCCTGCCATGTCCCCCGAGCGGGGAATATGGTCTTAAAGGTTGACGTTGCCGTTGCAGCCGCAAGACGCGGGGATGATCTGGCCTGCGCAGGTCGAAGCCACGCCGTACAGTGCGGGCTTGGTCAGCATGCGGCCCTCGATCGCATCCAGACGGCGGTTGAAACCGCAGCAGCAATCGGAGATCTTCGCCGCCAGGGCGTCTGTCTGCTCCTTGGTGAAGATGCCGTTCTTGAGGTTCTGGTTCTCCATCTTGAGGTCGAAGATGGTCTCCTGCAGGCGCTGCTCGTAGATGCGGCTGGCCTGACTGGTGATCGCCTCAGTGCTGGCGTTGATTGCCATGCGCGTGTCGTTGCTCTGCTGCTCGATGAGATACTGCGTGCGGGACGTGTCGATGATCCCCTGCTTTTCGACCTCGCAGTTGCTCACGCGGTTGCAGCCGGTGTCATTGACGGGATACGGCATATTGCCGCGTCCAAATCCAAAGCCGTTGCCAAAGCCGCCAAACAGCGCCGCGATGACGATGATGATAAACAGTACCGCGAGCCAGCTCATGCCGGTGCTCTGATCGTTGTTCATGGTGCATTCTCCTTTCCTCAAAAATTATTCCAACAGCTATTTCAGCCGGGGGAATTTGGTTGAGTGCCCCGCTTTGCCCTTTTGCGGGGCCTGTGAACCGTTTTGTGTGCCGCCGAGTATTTTATTGGCGTCAGAGCGCAAAGCCTCTGGGGTCGTGCCGAGAAGCCCGCACAGGGCCTTCGCCTGCATTGTGCGCCCGTAGCGCGAATATAGGCTGTCGGCGATACCAGGATCAATGCCGAGCCTGCGCGCCGTGCTCTGCACGCCCTCCAGCGTGTCAACCGTCCCGCTGATCGCCTGCTCCGCTTTCTCCGCCGCGCCTTGCAGGTCGGCGCTGGGAAACATTCTCGCCGCTGCCGCTAAGAGTTGCTTGAGGTCCATTTTCCTTCAGCTCCTTTACCTGATCGGTCAGATTTTTGATGACCGCAGCCATGTCGCTCATAGCCGACTGCATTTCGCCCATTAGCTCCTCCTGCGTCTTGGGCGGAGTGATGACGCCCAGCTCAACAAGCTTGTCGTAATACTCCTGCGTGGTGGCTTCCAGCTCGGCGTATGCCGAAGAGGTCTTGCCGATGAGCTGCTGGCGGTTGCCGAAATAGTCGGTCTGGAAAATATCACCGTTGTCGATAACACACATCATGCAGTTTCCGCCGCTGTATCCGGCAATTGCAAACTGGTCCATGCGCGCACCTCCTTTTGTTGTCTCAATGATAACGAAAAAGAGGCCCCGCAAAGAGCCTGAAAAAGGTCTTTGTAGGGTCTCTTCTTTATGTGTTTTTGATGCCGTCCGCGATTTTGCTGTATGCCCGGCGTCGCCGCGTCTTCACGTACTCCGGTGAGACGTGCAGTGTCTCCGCGACTTCGACGCGGCTCTTCCCGCGCACATCGCATTCAATAAGGCAGTACGCCTCATCGGGCGGCAGCTCAAACGATAAGATATACGCCACGGCCCGCTTGGGGGCCATAGAGGATAATTGCGCGCGGATTGACCTGTGCTGACTGTCCATGCCCGTGTAGGGCTTGCAGAGGCGCTTGCGCGTGGGCTTTCGCCGCCCGCTCCTTCCTGTGCCCGATTAGGACACCGTTATTTTGTCGCTCTCTGGATCATCGTCACGGCTTCCTGCCGCGTGATAAACGCTTGTGGAGCCGTGCCGTCTGTGATACCTTCCTCTTTTGCCGCATCCCACACAGGTTTTGCCCAGCTCGAAACTGGTTTTGTCCGCTGCTGTGCAAGGTAAGCGTCCATCATCTTGTTAAACGTTGCCTGGTCCATGTACTCCTCCATTTCCGGCGGGTACTTGCCCGCCAAGATCATGCCCCCTGTGTACCTGAGGTGGTCGTCCCACTGAAAATGCGGCTTGTCCGGGAATTTCTTCCAATCGCCGCCCCACGAAAATCCGACCTGCTTGCCGATCTGCCCGCAGCGTGCAAAGAACGACGGATCGTCGTACTCATGCCCCTTAACGTTTTTGCAGATGTCGAACGCCAGCCCAGCCTTGACGCCGTGGAACGTCGGGCGCGTCGCGGTCTTTGCCGCGTAGCCGTTTGCAGCAAGATAGCGCTGGTACTCGTCATCTCGTACTGTCTCGGTCACGAGCACCGAAAGCCCCGCCTCCTTGCAGAGGTCGAGGAAAATGACGCAGTTTGTGCGCACGTCCGCCCGCAGGTCAGCAATGTCCCTACTGTGATACATCGCTGTCACCCTTGCTGTCGATCACGTCCTGCGTCTTCTGGCTCTGCGTGCCGAAATAGAACGCGATGATGACCGCATAGATCGTCATAAAGTCCTGCGAGATGTTGCCCGTCACCGCCATGTACGCGAAAACGCCCGTCAGCACCAGCGTTACGATGCTCTTGACGCTCATCAGGTTTGCCAGTCTCTTGTGAATCAGTTCCATGTTATTCGTCCTTTCCCTTGATTTTAATTCCCGCCAGCAGCCCCAGTTCCGCCGTCCACGCGGCGAACCACGCGACGGTCAGACTGTCCGGCACTACCTTGTCATGCGCGGTCAATACGAGCACCGCAATGCAGTACCAACAGAGGTTGAGCACTGCCGCGATGACGTACTTGTCCCGCTTTCTCAGCTTCTTCATAATGCGACTCCTGCCAGCAGCCACGCGATAAACGCGCCCGCCAGCGCCGCGAGAGCCTTGTCGACCAGACTGTCCCAGCGTTTTCCCGCCTTGCCCGTGATGGCTTTCACGTCCTCTTTGATCTCTTTGACGTCGCCCTCGACGGTCTCCTGCTTGGTTGCCAGCACCTCGACCGACGTTGCCAGCCTGTCAAGCGCCGTTTGGTGCTCCTGCAGCTCGTTGATGCGGTGCGTATTGCTCTTGCATCGGCTTTCGATCAGCGCGATCTCTGCATCATCGTAGTGCTTTGCATTGTCCATTTTTCACGCCCCCTTATTTTTATGGTGTTCTTCATTGAGCCTATCATGCCGCCTCCGCAAATTCACCACGGGGAAAAAGAACCTGTCGGATTCCCGACAGGCTCTTTTTCTTTACACCGCTTTCTTCCGTGCGATTGCAAGCTGCTCGTCTACCCGCGCGCGGTTCCAATGGCGAATTTTCTTCGGCACGTCCAGATATTCGTACATCGCCGTGCGCTGCTGCTCGTTAAGCCCAGAGCGGAACAGCATTTCCATGATCTGCAAGCCCTTGCTATAGTCGATGCTGTCGCCGTCCTTGTCCTTCAGCATTTCGCACTCGCTCGCCGCCGCCTTGCAGGCCGCGAACACGCCGGGGGCGATGCGATACTGCTTCTGCGCCTCCTGCGCATTCTGGATCCATTTGGTCGTGATCTCGTACTTCCCGCCGGAATTTTCTTTCAGCGCCACTGCCTCTGCGTAGCTCTCGACGTAGCCGAGCGCCTTGTCTTTGCCCTCGTCAGAGAGGCGGGAGAACGCGCCGCTGCTCGTTGCCTTGTCAGCCTGCGCGCGGTAGGCCTCGCCCTTCTGCGTCTCGTACTTGCTGTACGAGCTCGCGTTCAGGTCCGCCGCGCTGAATTCCTCCTCGTCCTCGCCGCTGTCGTAGGCGTACTTCCCGCGAATGCCCAGCAGGTCAAGCGACTTCTGCGGGAACAAGTAGTTGGCCTCACTCTCGACCTTCTTGTTGTAGCGGGTCTTGAGGCTGCTTTGGATGCTCTCGCCGTCAAGCCCCATCTGCTCCATCAGGTCGCGGCGCACGTGCTCATAGGTCGCGTAACCGCCCTGTTCCAGCGCATCATAGAGGATACCGATAAACCGGCTTCTGTTGTCGCTGCTGGCAAGATTGTAACTGAACTTCTCCACCTCATACTGGAAGCCGAGGCTGCCACTCGCCTGTGCGATGGTGCGCAGCGTCGCCATAAGGTCGCGCTTGATGTTGGCAACCGGCAGACCAAACATCTTGCTCGCCGCAGCCAACAGCGTGAGCGTGGCCTCCTTGCGTGTCTTCTTGCCGTCGCCGCCTGCGCTGTCAACAAAGGCTCTCGCCGCGTTAATCAGATCGGAGAAGACCTCCATGTCAGGGCGTGACACATCATAGCCCTGCGCAAGCGAGAGAACATCCTTTGCGAATGGGATTTGCGCCACGGGGTTCATGTTGCTGCCGACGTTGCCGTTCAGCACGACGTTGCCGATCAACTCGAGCGCGTTCTTCTCGTCTCCCTCCACGCCCGTAAAAGCCGAGAAGAACTTCTCCCAATAGTCCTTGTCGCGGTCATCGTCGCGCAGGCCGTCGACAATGCTCTGCGCCAGCGCATTCACCACATTCGTAACGACCAGCGCCGTCGCCGCGCGACCCAGCGTCTTGAGGGCCTTGCTGCGCTTCGCCGGGTTCTCCTCATATCGGAAGTTGTCGTAGCTGCGAAGCAGCACGTTCAGGCTCATGATGGGCTCGCCCATAAAGGCTGTCGCCTGCTGCGAGAGGGTGCTCTTGCCACGCATGATGTTGCTGCGCTGCAAGATTCCGTCGACGACCTGCGTCTGATCGATCATATCGGAGAACACATCGTTGACCGCGCTGTAAAATTCGTTGCTGCCCGCGCGGACGTCTGGCTTTTCACGCTTCACCTGCCACTCGCAGGCGTTCCACAGCTTCCCCCACGTTGCGGCGTCCGCCTTGCCCGCAGCAGCGCCAGCGAGGTCGTTCAGTTTGTTCGTCACGCCCTCTTTACCGTAGAAGCGGTCTTTCAGCGTGTACGGTGACGAGATATCAAAGCTGCCGACGTCCTTGCGCATTGCGATAGGGGAATGCTCAAGTGCTTTCTCCCAGCCGCTCCCCTTCGTCACGCCGCCGGTCATGCCCTTTGCCATGTCCTTCGGATCGAGAACCGCCGCCGCGCGGAAGAACGCCGTCGGCTGCTGGATGACGACACGGATGTTCGCGCCGACAGACGCGCCCTTGAATTTGCCGACAAACTTTCCCATCTTGTCCGTGCCCGGTTCAAAGTCCTTGACAACGATGCCGTTCTGAATGTCGCCCATCAGTTTTTGCCAGTACTGCTGCGCGCCCTTGCCGCCCTTTTCGTCGAGCAGGCCCTTGACGCTCACGCCGGTCTTATTGCCCGCGTCATTGCGGTACTGGAAGTTGAAGAAACGGTTTGCATCCTCCATCGGTGCGAGCCATGCTGCGTAGTCGATCATGTCGGATGCATGGTCGGCGAACGTATCAAACACGCTGCGCAGCTCCACGGCGTTGTTCGCGTTCGGTGTCACCTGCTGTGCCATGCCGATATTCTTGATGGAGCGCACATTGCCACTGTCCTTCTCGAGGTTGCTGTGCAGTGCTTCCTTTGCTGACTTGATGGGCCAGTAGTTTTTCTCGGTGAATTTGCGGTAGCCGTAGGCCTGCATGCTCGCGTCGTTGCCGTACTTGGCAAGCGTAGTCGCCGTCAATTCCTGCAAGCCGTCCGCCACGCGCTTCTGCTCGTCCGTCAGCTTGCCCGTGATGCGCTCGATATCGCCATCAGTCAAAAAGACCTGCTGCGTGCCGCGTGGCACTTTCGTCCTGCCGGTCTCCGCGCTCTTGATCTCCGGCTGGATGACGCCGCCGCCGAGCAGATGCCCAAGCGCCTGCTTGCGCTTGCTCAGAAGGTACAGTTCCATGATCTGCGGCGTCGTCAGTGTCAGCTTACCGCCGTTTGCGACGGTGATGTCGTGCGTCTCCGCCTCCCACTTGCCGATGGCACTGCCGCGCGCGTCGCGTAGCGCGCCTTTCAGGTCGCCGTGGATAGCCTTCCCAGCAATATCCTTGAAGCCCGCCTCGCCCAGCTCGTCGCCAAGCACCTTCCGCGTCTTCTCGGCAATGTCACGTGCCATGATCTCCTGAGAATCCTGTGCATTGCGCAGCATCCGGTAGATGCTCTTGCCCGTCTCGCCGTAGTGGGCAAAGAACGTGTACGGCGTCTCTAAGCTGATCGTCGTATTGCCGCCGAGCTTCTTCCGCCGCGTGCTCACGTCGGTCTTGAAGGCATCCGCCATCTGCTTTGTGGTCTCGAATTTGCTCTTGGAGAGCACCTTGCCCGCCGTCGAGACGGATTTCTCCACCGCGCGAATGGTCTTCCACATCGTCCCAAGCTCTTCGCGCGTCAGCTCAGAGAGCCGCTTGTCCTTCATGCCGATAACCTGTCCAAGCAGGCCGTCCTTGCCGTCCGTGCCCAGCAGCGACGGGTCAATGACCAGGTCGTCGCCGTCTTTCTCTCGCCCTGAAAGAATATCTTGATACTGATCTCGGAGTGCTTCGAATGCCTGCGTGCGCTGCGTCGGCGTGCCGCTGCCGTCATAGACATGCTTGCCGCTTTCGTCCACGGTGTAGGCGCTTTCCTGATTGATGCTGTTCAGCACTGTCGCCACCGCCGAGCGCATATTCTCGGGGATGTGCTTCGTGTCCGTCGGGCGCAGCAGCTTCTTCGACAGGTCTTTTGCGTGCCGCGTGATCTTCGCGCGCAGCTCGCGGCGCTTCTGCCCCTCGCGGCGCGTTGCGTCCTTCTCACGGTAACGGCCTTTCAGCGCATCCAGCTTTTCCGCCTGCTGTGTGCGAGCTTTCTGCAAGGCTTCCTGCGTGTGGCGCAACTTTACGGCGTCCGTGCGTCCCTGGGCCATCTGGCCTGCGAGTTTCGCGTCCGCCGCGGCCTTGCGCCCTGCCGCTTTCGCCGCGTCCAGCTTTTCTGCCTGCACGTCGGCAAAGGTTTTCTTTGCCTGCGGCAGGTCAAAGAATCGATCTATAATGTCATTCGAAATGGCGCTGACCGCCTGACCCATATAGCCCTCAAACGGGTTATACTCGCTGACGCTGTACAGCTCGTTCGCCACCTCGGCGATGCGGCTAATCTGGTCGCTCACGTTGTTCTCGCGCGTCTCGCTGAAAAACTCAGGGTAGCTTTCCGCCAGCTCAGAATAGACCTGATCGACGTTCGTATGCTCGCCCTTGCCGAGGTTCACCTTGCCAAAGAGGCTGCGTCGGAAGTCGGCAGAATCTGTGATTGCCGCCGCGTCCTCGGCGGAGAGCGTGATCTTCGTATCTTTCAGGTACTTGCGCAGCTCGCTATACTCGCGGTATACCTCGTCATCCTTTGCGATGGCGCTCTCTGCGATGCGCTGGGCGATGGCGTCCGCGCGGCTTCTCGCCTCGGTGTAGGTCAGCTCGCCGGTCTCGTCACCGCCGCGTGCAATGTAGTCATACAGGCTTGCAAGGTCGCCCTCGATCTCGCTGCCCTCGATCTCCGCCCCGTAGCGGCGCGTCAGCTCCTTCGCCGCCTTTTCCACGCTCTTGCTGTCGGTGCGAACGCCGTCGCTGCGGCGCGTCTGCCCCTTCCAGTAGTCCACGCGCTGGCGCAAGGTCTCATTCTCACGCTTGAGCGCCGCGATCTCCTGCGCGTTCTCAGTGCCCTTGAGGGATAGGAACTGTGCAAGGCTCGATACCTGCGGCGTCGTGCCGTCCTCAAAATAGGCCTTGATGTCCGCAAGTACCTTGTTCGCGTGTGTGCCGCGCGGGTATTCCGTGCTCGATACCGTCTGCCCGTCAGGCGTATCAAGGTCAAGAATGACCTCACCGCGATTATGGCTGATAAAATCAGAAAGAGAATCGAGCTGATTCTTTGTCGGCATAACAGAGAGGTTAATTCCGCCACTTTCCGGCGAAATACGGATATTGCCCTCGCTCATAAACTGAACCATGCTGCCGCTGTAATCGCTGCCGCCGTAGTCATCGCCCAGCGCGTCGCGGATGTCACGGTGGTCGACCGTGCGATATCCGCCGGGGCCTCCTTCGTGCCTGCCGGAGAAGTCAAGTTTCTTGCCGTTCGTCAGGATGTATCCGGTCTCCGACCACTTGTAGGTATGCCCGAAATACTCGTCCGCGTCCTTGCGGTGCTGCTTCTTCTCTTCATCGGTGTACTCTTTCAGTGAATAACGCTTCTTGACATTCTCTCCGTTTTGGGGTACACTGCTTTCAGAAGCATTGGTGGACACCCCAACAGGGCGATTATTCGCTTTAGCTGTACCATTTCGGTACTGAAGGGGCGGTGCCGATGCTTTATTTTCATTAAGCTGGATGGAGTAGACAAATTCTCCGTCCGGCTTTTTTCTTACATTTGCCAGCAGGTCATACACCTGTCCATCGATCTGCACGGTTTTGACGAAATACTCCCAGCCGGTCAGATTTTGATGTGCCTGCGTTTTCTTCCCCTGCTCGGCTTTACCTCCGTTGTAGGTCGCGTTTTCTACAAGCTCAAAGATGCTGCCATCCGCTCCGGTATTGATTTTCGCCTTCCATCCCTTTTGAGAGGATTTTTTATCGCCGTACACATTCTTGCGAAGGTCTGCTTCATCAAACTTCGCGTAGTAGGTGTTGATGCCGTCGCTGAACTTGGCCGTGCGCCCCGCGTATTCGTTGCGCATGATATCCATAAAGGCTTCCATGCGCTCTTTGTAGGACATTTTCTTGACATCCTCGCCGGTTTCGTAGACCTCGACGCCGTCCTTGTTCTTACCCTTTAAGTCAAAGCGCACGCCGCCCTCTGTGGCGGCATTTTTGCTGTTCTGCGCCGCCGCCTCAAATGCCTGTTGCAAAAGCCCCTCCGCTGTCTGTGCCTGCTGTTTCGCCTTGCCGGTCAGCTTGCCCACGATCTCGCGGATGGCGTCACGCAGCTTTTCAAGCAGCGTGCGGTCTTCGCTGTGCCTGCGGATAAACTCGTTCAGCACGTCCGTGTTGGCGATCATCTCGCCCGCGTAGTTCGCTGCAGCCTCGTCCAGCGCTTCATCCACGCTGATCTCAACGCCCATGCGGTTATACTGCTCATGCAGAATGTTCGCCGCCTCGGCAACGTCGGGGTCTTCCATAATGGCATCGCGGAACGCCGTGTACTGCTCGGGCGCAAGCTCCTGCACACGGTGTGTCCACTCATGGCCGACGACCTGCATCACGGGGTCCTGCGCATCCTTTGCAATGCGGATTTCGTTGCCCTCGATGACGCCGTTAGCCGTGCCGCCACGCACCGCGTCAGCCATGCGCACGCGCACGCCGAGCGCCTTTGCAACGGTGTTGATCTCGTCTGCCGTCGCACTGTCCATTTCACGTGAAACGTAGTCATCATAGACAAGGCCGCTGCCTCCGTCGCTCTCCTGCGCAAAGGTCTTCTTGCGCGCCTCGGCCTTCGCGTCGTTCTGCCCTGCGACATAGCCTGCATAGGCCGTCTCATTCGTCGGGTTCGGGTTCGCCTTTCCCTCCACGCCCGCATTGTAGGCAGGGATAAAGTCCTTCACGTGCTGTGCCGTGTCCTTGCCCTCCTGATACGAGCCGCGAATCGCTTTTCGCCCGCTCTCACCCAGGGAGTTATCAAAGCGCGCGAATCGGTTTGCCGCAGCTTCCACGCCGCCACCAATACCGCCGAGAATGCCGCCAACAAGGAAGTCATTCAGAACCTCCGCCGCTTCCAGCTCGCTGTAACTCCCACCGAGCGTCTTGCCGTTGTAGATCATCTGCAGCGCGGGCTGGACAAGATCCTCGATCACTTCCTCGCCGCCCTCTTCAATGAACGACAGCGCGATCTTGCCCGCCGCGCTGTTATTGAGCCCCGACATCGTGCGCTCGATGACGCTATCTAAGAAGCCCCTGCCGAACATTTTCTTGAACGGCGCTGCCGCGTTGCCGATCTTCTCGGTTGCCACGCTAAGTGCGCCGCTTGCAAAGCCATAGTTGACCTGCTGCTCGTGCGTTGCGCCCTGTCTGCGTGCTTCCTGCGCGCTTCCGCCCGTACTGCGGACAAACATCGCAGGGAGTGCACTGCCACCCGTCAGAAGCCCGAGAGCCGCGTCCATGCCCATCTGCGCGCCCGCCACGCCAACGTCGACTGCAAGCCGCCCCGCGCCGCCAAGATCGCGCTTTGCCTT